CCCTACATTGTTGATGTTTAGATAACTTAGACTAAATCCTAATTCTTTATCAATAACACTGTTTCCGACTTTATAACTTACTAGTTTAGTTCCTAAGAAACTGCTAACAGGATATGTATCCATGTCTCCGTAACTGACACCATTATCATCAAATACATCAAATAACGGACTTTGATTTACTGCGGTTTTCTTTTGACTGGGAACCCAAGATGTACCGGTAAAGTGGTACATTATTCCTTTGTTTAGTAAACCTCGTCTAACAAACACTCCGTCACCAATGGTAGAAGTTGCGTCGACAGTTTCTACCAAATTGATTTGTCTACGATTGTTGTGAATTATAAAGTTTACTGTATAAATTCTATTGTTGGCTAGTGTATCAGTATCTGCTGTGACCAATAGTCTAGCACCATTAAATAATTCTTCCCCGTCAATGTTGTATCCAATACTGCCTTCTATGGTTGAAAACACGTCGGTGGTAAAGGTGTCAACAAAATCAACTGGAGTTTTTGCTAGACTGCCGTGATTGAATAACTGTAGGTTTGAAGTAAATTCAATGATAGGTCTTTTGGCTCGAGCTGTTTCAATTGAGTCAAACTCGCTGTTGTTGAGGGAGTGTGCTTGTTCTAGAACTGATCTGTGAAACCATCTATTGTATCTGCTCCAAGGATTTGAATCTTGACTGGCTCTATTAATTGTAATGTAGTCTTTTGATTCTGGATATGTGGCCGCATCATCAAAAGGCTCTGTATCAAATCCGCCGTCGTCAAACAACACTTCTAAACTTGTTGTGCTAAGAGTTGGAGGGGACAAGTCTTGAAATCTTATTAACCTAATAGATTCTCCAACACCTTCTATTACCCAAGTGTCTGTGGAATATTTTGTAGGCGTCACTTGACCAGAAAATCTAACTTTCATACCGTTGGTAAATGTAATAGCGTTACTACTGACATATGTGGCTTTGCCAACAACTTCATTAGTAATATCTATTTTGGTATTTGATTCAATATCAGCAATAAGGAACCTGCCAAATCTATTGATGTCTGTGGCGCTTTGATAAAACAACACATCAGGTGCATCGAAAGGCACAGTAAAAGTCAAGGTGCCATTGGTTGCGCCTTGACCGGTGATTCCTGTATTATAGTCTAATGCAGTGGCCTGACTAGCTGCTTCAACATATTCCCAATCCTGGCTGTCTTCATCTATGGTGCTTCCATCAGTGATTGCAATAAAAGTTTTGGCTTTCCATAACTTGTTGTTGAATACAGCAAATTGACCTTGTTGATATGGTAGATAAGGTTTGTAAACTAATGACCCTGTATCATAAGCAGTTTTAATAACAAAACCCTCACCCGGCGCATTGACTTGAAACTTGTATGTTTGTCCTCTATAGAGTGTGAGGGTGGGATTCAATGATAGTCCGTCTGGGAAGAATATCCAAGACGATCCTACTCCTAATCTTACTCTATATGTGCTGGTTATAGACTGTTGTTGTCCGAATATCGTGATAGGCGGGGGACCATCTGGTACCCAATAATATTCACGGAAATTTACAAACTTGTCCCAATCAATTGGTGGATTCCAAGAATAATGATCTTGATCTGTGATTAGATCATCTCTTTCTAGATGGTTACCAAAAAACTTTAATTGATTTTTAAAATCAATATAATCATAAAAATTTTCTACTTTATCTTTGTCTTTGACTGTGACGCCAGGTTCTAATTGATATCTACTTCTAAGAGTTGCATCTGTGTCTAAGTATACATCCGAACCATTATAAGTTTTACCGTATCTACGACCTACATAGCCAACTGTTTTAGATAATGTGCCAGGTTGAACCAATGGATCAACAACTGCAGACATAAATTTTGCATTGGTTTCGGTCTGAAAGACTTCTGGTAGGAGTTCTACAGTTCTACGAATCGGTAACTGACTTTGAGGGAAAATATCTTTTGCCATAATCTTATTGTGTTGAGTTTACTATAGATGCTACTTCTGCACGTATTTCAACCGCGGTAATTGCTGTAACAATCACGATATCATCTACTGTTGCGCCGCTGATAAAAATTTCTTCTGGTTGACTTTGTATTTCAAATAGACTACCGAATGTTTGATCTGGTTGTCTAGGTACAATCACAAGATTACTGACGTCCGGTGCAACTTCGTTAGTGATGTATGTAATTAATTCTCCTAGGTAAAATCTGTCTCCAAAATCCCAATTGTTAATATCAAAGAAACTGGTGATTGCAGTGACTATTCTTACCTTTAGATCATTGTCGTTAATTGTTTTATAGGGATTTTTAACTACTTTGAATTGTGCTTGAAGTTTAGGATCTGCCGTGCTTCCAAATAAAATTTTGTAATTCACAGGATGATAGATTAGTTCATCACTAATAGATTTAATTAAATTCAACTGTTTACCAAATGCTATTCTCAATGCGTCACTGGTCGGAACTTCGGGTTGGCTTATGGCGCCCGATATATACTTTCTAAATTCAGTATCGTAGGTTCTTGTTAAAAGAAAAATATCCATTATATTACTTACACTAGGATCTATTCTTCGATCAATGTTGGCATTGTGAATATATTGAAATTTGAGGTCTGCTCGACCTATCACTGCTTTGTAATCAGATTCGATTATCAATGTGTTAGTGCCTAGATCAACACGCTTTATTCTGTTTTCATTACTGGCATAAAAATAAATTAATTGACCGTTGGCATAATCAGAAATAATGATATTACTTTCAGTTTGTCTAATTAGGATAGTGTCATTGACGTTATCAACATAAGAGTAGGTTGTGTACCCGGAAGCATCTGTTGTTTTATAAAAAAACAAGTATTTTAGATCTAGATCTTGGCCAACTATCTGTTCAAACGAATCAGGATTGTCAATAACGCCATCGTCGTCACTATCAGCAAATGACAGTTTTATTTCATTGGCGCTTTGATAACCATCTTCAAATTTAATTACATCACTAACTTCAAATGTTTTGTCATTTTTTAATGCAGTAATCAACCCATTGTCGGCATTGATGCCAAGAATGTTAACTTTGTCTTTAACTGCTTTTCCAGTTTTTCTATCAAAGGTTTTTTGATTTACATCAAAATAAAATCTGTTCTGTTCTAGACTTCTAAAAATATAATCTAGTCCTCTAATTCTTACATTGTAACTGTCTGCTTGTCTAACAAACGCTATAATCCAGGCAGTGTCTAGATTACTGTTAGTAGTGTCTCCAGCACGACCTAGACTGAAATCATTTAATAGATCAATGTTTGCAGATGTAATAATTTTCCAAGAACTTTCTATAGACTCATATCTTAGGCCAAAATTCACATTTAAACTGATGAGATTGGTCATTTCATTTTCTAGAGCCGTTGGCAAGTTGTTGATGAATCTAGGAACGATCCGTGTTGCAATTGCTCCGCTAGGTACAACATCATTAAACACAATAGGGCCAAGTCCGTTGGCTAATACTCCGCGGCCGGCGTTAGTTCCATCTCCTGTAATCTTAACAATCTTGACCCAAATTCTATCTGTTTGTTCTACATCTGTTGCACTGATGTTGACAATTGCACCCTTTTTAAAGGCCTTACCTGCAGGAGGTTCAAATTTAATTAGTGCTCCCGCAAACACATATTTCAAAGAGTTAGTGGTATATGTTCCAACTTTGAACAATGATTGATCTATGTTGTTGATAAAATAACCTGTGGATGAATTTACATCGTTAGTAGTTTGAGCCCAAAGTGTATTTGAATCTGTAAATTGTATTTTAGTGAAATTTGTTAGATAAAAATTATACACATCCGTGTTGGTCAACAGGGGTTCTATATTGTTTCTAATATAATTTATAATGTCAATTCTATTAGTATACTTAAAAGACTCTGTTCTTTCTGTTTGTTCTTTGTATATTACTCCATCGTCTGCGAAAACATTTACACTTGAGTATTTTCCGCTGGCATCTATTACATCAAAATTTCTACTAATGCCGCTGCTGGTTCGATTAATAGCTTTGACCTTTAAAATATCTTGGCTGCTAGACAATGGAGCTAGATTATAATCTTCTCCGGTGATCATGCGATTCTGTGTGTAATAAATTGCAGGAGCGCGAGATTTGATACTGTCAATGTCTTCTGAAGCTGTTGCAGTGCTGATGGTATATTTCAAACTACAACTAATTAATAGTTCGTGTCTCACTCCTGCTTTGTTTATATAAGGCACAGAGATATTAATTGCTCGCATTTCAGCGGGACTAACTGTGTAACTTAGCCCGTTGCTAACTCTATAATAGGCTTTGAAAGAGCCTTGGGGCAAGTTGCCATAGGTACCATCTGCAAATACCAAATCAATTTTATCATCTTCTTTGGTAATCACACTATAGATATTTCTTATGTTTGAATTGATACTGTTGTAGGCAATGTTGCTGCCTGTAATACTACTGACTTTGGTCCATTCAGATGCCTGTGTACCGTCTGAATTTGTGGCAAACAACCAAACATCTGAATCATTAATTCCAGTAACATCAACAGAAACCACTTCGTTGGTAGTAGGAACATCAACGCTAAAATCAGTTAATTCTAGACTGCCCTGTTTCAACAACATAAAAAATCCAGTGTTAGCACTAGCACTGCCTTTGCCGTCTTGTCTATAGATAAATCCCAATTGACTGCCCGGAATAGGCGGTTCTTCATAATAATCTTCTGCGCCAACAAAGCTGGTACTTACTAGTTCAAACGGCATCTTTCTACTGGCTACTATTTTTTCAAAGTTAAAAATTGGTACATCTGTAAAATTAGATCTAAATCTATACTGTTGTGAGTCAATGCCTTGAATTGTGTCTGTACCTTGGCTTCTACCAAATTCAGTGTTGTCTGCCATTGCAGAATTCATAACTAGAATAAATTGCTCTAGCCAATTTGAATTAGTAGGGTCATTCCATATGATTGTTTGGCTGGCAAGATTCTTGTTGTTGCTGTCTAATACCCCTTCAGTGGTAGACACTGTGTCAAATTTAATTAGGCCTTGTGCAGGAATATTTCTTCTGCTGTTGTAAGAAATCAGTCGTGATAGTCTCAACACAGATTCTTTGGTTTCAGCTAGTTCTAAAAAGTTTTCTCTGCTGGCTAGATCAGTACGGAAGGCCAAACTCTGCCCTAAAAACGCTACTGCATCTATCAGTGCTAGATATTCTGAACTTTCAATGTAATCGTTGAAATCTTCTGGATAATTTTCACGGAGATAGGTAATAATAACTCTACGCAGATTTTCAAAATCATAGCTTTTAAAGTCAGCATTTTTAAAGGTCTGATAAATTCTTTTCCAGTCCTGGTTTAAAATTAAATTGTTCTGTCGAGACGTAGTGGTCATTTTCTTTCCCTATACTGATATTTATCGTAAAAATAAAATGCGCATTTTATGTTATTGTGTTATCTCTATCAAAATTCAAACGTAGTGTATCGGTTATATCAAATGGAAGGATTACTATTTCTGCTTCTATACGTATACCTTGTTGAGTACTGTCTATGGACACTGAGTTTACTTTTACACGTTTATCAAAATTAATAATTTCTTCAACATCTTTGGCAATTGCCGATTTTATTTCTGGGGTGAAATTCTCAAATAGTGTATCCCAGATAATTGTTCCAAATTTGGGGTTTTCTAGTTTTTCACCTTTTCTAATATAGAAATGGTTGATAAGATCTTGTTTGATCAATTCTGCATCGTATAACTTGTAGTTTCGTTTGAATTCTTTAGAACTAAATCCCTTGTATCGAAAGTTGCCAGAATTTGCATTTCCTATGCTGGCTTTGTTTTTTGCAATGACTTTGTTAGTGTATATTTTTGCCATAATTTATTTCCTTAGAACGGAGTATCGCTTGGTTTTTTATATTTGCGCCAATCAACTGGTGGAGTTCTCATACTAGAACTTTCTCCCTCGTAGCGGCCATCTACGTCTCGATCTGTTAGACTTGGTTTGACTTTTGTAGCATCTAGATTTTCGTGGAAGGGGTACGGTTCAGCTGTGGGCATTCTTCTCACTATAACTTTTTTATCCACATCGTCTTCGTTAGGTGCAGGAAGATCCGGAAGGCTATGTGTCTTTAATATTTTTGGTAACACTGCTTGAGCTGCACTTCCGGGTGCGGCAGCTGCGGCAGCTGCGGCAGCTGTTGGTCCGTTCATGTGAATCTGAGAAGCAGTTTCTATATGTTGTCCTGACGAATTTATGTGAAGGGTTCCGCCGGTTGTTACTTTTCTGTCGCCTGTAACTGTATGATCTAAACTTCCATTGTGAGATATTTTTATATTTCCATTAATAGTAACATCCGTATTTCCACCATTAGAATTTTTAACTGTTCCGCCTTGACTTGCAAAATTTTCATTAACTGAATTATAAACTGTATGCGTAAAATTTTGTTGATAAACTTTATCTACATTTTCTTTTACATTATGCTTATAAGTTTTATCGTAAGTTTTATCAACATCCATTTTAATGTGTATTTTTTGATTAGCATCTACAATTAAAATGTGATCTTTTATCACATGGGTATGCATTTCTCCGTTTACTTTGATATTAAAATTACGGCCTGCTTCCATATTAATATCACGATCGGCAACAAAATTAAAATCTTGTTTGGTTCTAATATTAATACTGTCCTCAGCATAGATGTCAATTTTACCGTCGCTGGTAAATTCAATCCAGGCTGTGCCTCTACTGTTTCCGATATAAATCAAATCTTCACTATTATGGAATAACAGTTGATGTCCTGTTCTAGTCCTAATTCTAAAATGTTCGTTGTAGGGAATATCTTTTAGTCCTTCGGGATTTTTTACATAGGTAGGAGATCCGTCAGTAGGTTTTGTTTCTCTATAGTATCTATCATCGCCGTCATCCATGACAAAATGTGTTCCGCCAAGTCTTTGAACTGGGACCGGAACTGGCGTAGGACTTTCTCTATTTCCCAAAAACTTTTTCTTGCCGTTTCTATCTACAGGCCCAGGACTGCTCATTCCGAACACCATGTTTGGCACATCTCGTCTTGATGTAGAAGTAGTAGTGCCTCTTACTTCATCTCTAGTTAGTCCTTGGATTTTAAATCGTCTAGCGATAGGATGTACAGCTCTAGGTATTTTATCAATTTCTAAATTCTTGTCACCTTCATTGGCTTTTCTATTGTGTTCAACTACCGGCAACGGATGTTCTGCTTGCTTGTAGTCTTCATCTGTTTTATATACAGTAGTTCCGCCAATAGCAGGGACCATGTGATTTTGAAATTTATCTTGAACATTTGCCACCCAATATCCCTGATCTGGTTTTCCGTCTATGAAAAGCACAATGCCAGTTACACCAGTGTCAGGAGGAACGCCCCAGAATCCATAGCTCATCTGGGCATCATCTGCTGTGACATTTTGTCCAGTAAACTCAAAAGGTGTGCATCCATAAAACGGGCTGGCATATTTTACAAAATAGGTTTGGCTTTCATTACCTACTTGATTTCCAGAATCTCTAATAAGCACAACTTCGAGCCCGCCTTGAAACAACAAATCTGCATGACCTATTATTTTGGCCAAATAAGGAGCACCGGTAAGACTACCCTGTGAATTTTCTCGTTGGTCTTCTCTTTTTTCAATCATATTGCGCTTCCAGGATTGTTTATGTACGTTCCGCTATCTGGTTCCGGTTTATCTGTCGTTGTTGGAAAAACACCGCCACCACTACCACCTTGATCTTGAGCAGGAATTCTAAAACCTGATATTACCTGTGTGAATAAATTTCCTTTAAATCTAGCTTCTGCTTTTGTAACCTTAAACAATCCGCTAAACGGACTGGGACTTTGACCTTCGGGAAAATAATAGCCGCCGGGAAAATTTGCTGCTGCGGCTCCGGCATCTGGATCTGCGGGAGTTCTAAAATTTACCACCACCCAAATATCAGTGGCTTCGTGATTCATGGTTCCATTTTCAGTTACTTGATCATCACTATCACTATGAAAATTACTGTATCCAACTTCAGGAAGGAAATAAGGATCACCTAAAATTTCTAAATCTAAATTAACTTGATTTCCCACACTATTTAGATAGGCCATATAAAATTCATTGGCAATTTTTTGTTCGGTACTGGTTTGACCCGATCCACCTTTAAACGGAAGATTTCCCGTGACCATATCAAATTTTGCAGGAGCAGCATTTCCTCCCACTGACGGAGCTGCGGCTCCTTCGGCTTGTTTGCTGGACATCTTGGGGCCGGTTACTGATCGACCTGTAGAATCACTAGCAACTCCGCCAGAGTCTTCAACCTTGTTGGGATCTATGGCTGTGAACAACATATTTTTAATGTCAATGTTGAATTTAATGATATCTGTGTTTAGACCAGTGTATATGTAGTTGTATTCTTTTTGTGCGGCTTTTTTGCAGCCTGCTATTCCTTTACTTGTGCCTTCTGGCGATAGGTAAGCACTGTGATGTATTTTATAAGGCTGCACTCTAAAAGTAATATCTTTAGCATAATCCTTAAGTTTAGGATCAAATTGCTTCTCAAAAAGTTTAACATCAACATCAGTTTTCCACCAAGTTACACGGCCTTGATCATCAATTAGGTCTTCCTTGGTTACTCGATCTCTAGCTTCTTTGGTGCTGAGAACAACCTGATCAATGATGTTTGTGATACTGGTATCTTGACTAAATTGCAGAGACTTTTCTTTGGGATTGATAGACATTTTTCCTCTAATGATTTTTCCGCTGGCTTCATCGTAGATGTCTCCTGCACGTTTGGGTTTTTCAGTTCCGCCTTGGCTTTCTGGTGTAAACTCTAGATCATTGCCGGGGCCGCGGCCATAGGGATTATCTCCTACAAATACAATATTGTATTTGTCCTCATAGGTTTTTTTCTTATCTTTTACTAGTTGATTTTCGCGTTTATTTAAAAAGGATACCAAACTATATTCAGGATGATCAACTAGTACTTCGTTACTGTTTTTGCCTACAAGTTTTACGTCGTTGAAAACCTTGTTCATCTGCTCCGATAGTGCCACATGATTATAGGGGAAGCATTCTATCTTGTAGGTACTGCCAGCTTCATTGACTGTAAAATTTGCATTCATTAATTTTACCAACCAATTAAACGGACCCACAGTCATAGTGGAACTGGGGCCTGTCCAACCTTGAAATTCCAGTCTCAATACATAGGCGGCATTCTCAAGATAGCTTTTGTATCCCGAATTTATTGCGGCCGCCTGACAGCTTTGAAGAAATAGTCCCATACTATAAGGTTCAAATAGTTCAAATTCAAGTTTTGACCAAGGTCCCGACCCTGTGCCTTTAGTAGGCACTACAAAATTTGTTATTGAAACATTGTCAATGTAATATTCAGGAGCACCGTAGGCTGTTTGTACTCTTGCAGCACCGTCTCGACCTCCACTTGATACAATGACATTAGGTAATGGGCCGCTGCGATAAGATTGAGAATTTAGCTGTGCTGGACTAGCACAAGAAAATGTAAACAAACAATTGTATGAGGTAAATTGTTCTAAGATATTAGGTAACGCCATAATTAATTTCCAGCAGTGGTTGACAAGGCAGCATCAATATTGGCTCTAGCTGGACAAAAAATTGTAGTTCCGGGAGAAAAATCGTAGATGGGATCTTTTAGTATTGATCTGTTTCTTTGTGCAAACACCCACCATAATTTTGCATCCTGATAAAGATCAAATGCCAATAGATCTGGGCGGTGTCTGTATTGATTTTCAATGACATATTTGAAATCATCATCGGAAGTTGGAATTGTTCTTAGAGTCAATAATTCCAAGTAAAGTGTATTTTGTTTGGTAATATACCAGGGACTAGTTTTTTTATAAATTGCCATATATTAGAAAGGAATGTTGCCGCCGTTTTTGGCATACGATTGGAAATCAAATCCTCTTTGAGAACTTTTACTGTATACAGGTTGGCAGGTAATTTGTATGGTGCTTAATCTAGGTACAGATGAACCAGCTGCAAGTATATAGTGAACATCATCTTTGAAATCAACCTGAAAAGATTTTATTACTACGGGAATATCTTTTAAAACTGCACCATATCCCGACAAGGTACAAATAGGAGGAGGATTTCCTTGAAAAGAACTTTTGCCATAAAACATTTTGGTAAGGCCACGACCTAGAGCAATGGTACGCAACCAATTAGCAGCGTCTTCTTCGGTTTCAACTGGAAACTCTCCGCTGATTGAAATATCGTCCGAAGTGCTGTTTTTATAAACAGGGTGTGGAAAATTTGCGTGGACTAACTCTTGATTGTTGTAGTTTGCTTTGTTTGATAGACTAAATGTTGGTGTTGTTGGAAAAACTATTTCTCCAAATACTGAATAAATTTTTATACGCCAATCACCTTCCTTACCGGGATATACTTGCACCACTGAAGCTTCTTCGCCTAGTGCTAGAGTGGCTGTACTGGGAATATTTTTTGCTCTAGCGGCACTGATCAAATCAAGTCCTATACTTGCCAATGCGGCAGCAGTTTGTTGTCCTGCACCGTTCAATAATCCAGTGGCTAATCCAGCAACACTACCGCCTGATGCGATGTTCTCAATAACACCTCGACCAGCTGTGGCAAAACTACCTGCAACTCCTGACAGTGATGTCAAACCATTTTGTGCAAAATTTTGCACAGTTCCGGATAAATTACTAACACTAGATGAATTTAATTTGCCAGTGATACCATTCAAGCTGCTGCCAAAACCACCACTTAGTCTATTGACAGTGGCATCTAGATTTTGTTTGTCAAAATTTACACTAGGCATACTGAAATTGCCAGCAGACTGATTTGCAGCATTGGCTAGATTACCAAGACTACTGCCGATGCTTGATGCTAGATTTTTAATAGGGTTTATAGACAATGACATAATTAATATCCGTTTTGTCTATTTATTCTTTGTAAAATGTGCTATTATATTACTAAAAGGAATAACACTTAATGACTATCATTGCCCAGCCACCCAAGATCAAATACCTTACCAACAAGGATTTGCTCCGAGAAATACATCTTAGTAAAAATACCTATTGTAGTTTTACTCTGCCCGAATACAGCGAATACGATCTTATTGTTGTTAATCTTGCAAAAATCAATGTGAGAACTGTAGCAGAAGCCAAAAGAAACAGAGCTGTAAAAATGGCCAAACAGGCTCACGAGGCGGCAGTAATTGCCGGGGGTAAAAAAATATCCATTAAAGAATTTGAAGTAGACTATCGCAAGGTGCAAAAGCAAGATTTAGTATTTCGCGTGATGACTTTTGATCATATTCCGCTGGCGCCGGGGCGCAAAAAGACTCTAAAGAATACTGCTGACAGTCACGACAAAGTTAACTTTCCTCCTTTTCAGCACTGGAAATTTGATGACAACGACAATTTAATCTGTGTAGGAAAAAGCCATTGGAAAGGTGGATTACTCGATGGCGAGTTCAACAAAGAACACGGACGAATGACTAACAATCTAGCTCGTATGTTTATAAAACTATGTGAAAGATATGCCACTCGTGGCAATGTTAGAGGATATACTTACAACGACGAAATGCGTGGGCAGGCCATCTTACAGCTAACGCAGATTGGCTTACAGTTTGATGAATCAAAATCAGACAATCCTTTTGCCTACTACACTGCGGCTGTTACTAACTCATTTGTTAGAATCATTAATATTGAAAAACGCAATCAAAATATTCGAGATGATATTCTAGAAATGAATGGAATGAATCCAAGCTGGACTCGACAGAATAGTGGAAACGGAGTCAGTGGGGCTGTTAGTACCAGTTCAGTGGATGGCAGTGATTGGGATTGACCTAGTTGTTGTAGATGTGTTACAATAACTAAGGAGATTCTATGAACCTATTTAAAAAAGTAGCTTGTTTTACTGACATACATTTTGGCCTAAAAGGTGGTAGTCGCACACACAATCAAGATTGCGAAGATTTTGTTTCTTGGTTTTGTGATACTGCTCAAGCACAGGGTTGTGAAACTGCTATCTTTCTAGGTGACTGGCACCACAATCGTAGTACTACAGATGTTAGTACTATGAATTATACTGTCAGCAACTTAGAGAAGTTGAGTCAATCATTTGAGAAAGTCTATTTCATCTTAGGCAATCACGATCTGTTCTACAAAGACAAACGTGAGATTAACTCCGTAGAGTTTATGCGCCTGTTTCCTAATATTATTCCGATTAGAGAAACGCTAACCCTAGGCGATGTTACTATTATGCCTTGGCTGGTTGCCGATGAGTGGCGGGACATTCCTAACATCAAAAGCAGATATATGTTTGGACATTTGGAACTGCCTAGCTTTTATATGAATGCCATGATACAGATGCCAGATCATGGCACAATTCAGTCTGGGCATTTTGTAAATCAGGAATATGTGTTTACAGGACACTTTCACAAACGTCAACACAGTAGAAACATACATTATATCGGTAATGCGTTTCCTCACAACTATGCCGATGCAGGCGATGACGATCGTGGTATGATGATGCTAGAGTGGGGTGGAGAGCCTGAGTTTAAGTCTTGGCCTAGTCAGCCTACCTTTAGAACATATAAACTGAGTCAGATCATTGACAAACCAGATCAATTGCTACGAGAACGTATGCACTGTCGTGTGACTATTGATTTGCCTCTCAGTTTTGAAGAAGCCAATTTCATCAAAGAAACATTTATGCCGCAGTACAAACTGCGAGAACTCATGTTAATTCCGGAAAAAGTTGAAGTTGATGCTAACTCAACTCCGATTGATATCAACTTTGAAAGTGTAGACACCATTGTGATGAATCAGATAAACGCCATTGACAGCGATACCTTTGAAAAGAGTCTGCTGTTGGAGATATATAACGACCTATGATTAAGATACAGAATCTCACCGTTCGTAATTTCATGAGCGTGGGCGCACAGACCCAGGCCATCGACTTCGATCGCGGACAGCTCACACTAGTCTTAGGTGAAAACATGGACCTAGGCGGAGACGACTCGGGTGCCAGAAACGGCACAGGCAAAACCACCATTATCAATGGCCTGAGTTATGCTATCTATGGCAATGCATTAACCAACATCAAGAAAGATAATCTTGTAAACAAAATCAACAACAAAGGCATGTTGGTTACCATGAGTTTTGAAAAAGACGGAGTGGACTATCATATTGAACGTGGTCGTAAGCCCAACGTTTTAAAGTTTACTGTCAATGGACGAGAACAAGAAAATCTAGATCAAGACGAAAGTCAAGGTGACAGCAGAGAAACACAAAAAGCTATAGAAGATGTGTTTGGTATGACTCATGACATGTTCAAACATCTTGTGGCCTTAAACACTTACACAGAACCGTTTCTGTCAATGAAAGCTGCGGATCAACGAGCCATTATTGAACAGCTACTGGGCATTACCTTATTGAGTGAAAAGGCTGAGGCTCTTAAAGAATTGATCAAGATCAGCAAGGATTCTATAGTTACAGAAAATACCAAGATCGAAACTATAAAAATATCCAACGACCGCATACAACAAAGCATAGAATCACTGGAGCGGAAACAAAAGATGTGGGAAGAGCAGAACGAGACCAGCATCACTAATCTTGCCAGAGCCATCGAACAACTCCTAGACATAGACATTGATCAAGAAATTGCGGCACATAGATCTTTAGATACTTATAACACAAAACGCAAGGCCATCAACGATCTCACCGGTTGGATTAAACGATGTGAGCTAGACGAAGCTAGAGAAATTAAGGAGATGGATAAACTTAAAGCAGATATTGCTAGTTTAGAAAATCATACCTGTCATAGCTGTGGACAAGGCTTTCACGACGACAAACAGGTGGCGTTGTTAGAAAAGAAACGCAAAGATCTGCAAGAAACTGCCTTGCAGGCATTGGCAACTAATACTCAATGGTTGGAACATACCGACGCTGTTAAAGCATTAGGTGAACTAGGTGAAATTCCCGCTGTGATCTACGACAATCTAGAACAGGCATTGAATCACAAAAACACACTCAGTGGACTTGAACGTGATATAGAGATCAAAGCAGGGGAAACCAATCCTTATCTTGAACAGATTGAAGAATTAAAACACACTGCATTACAGGTCATTGACTATGACAATCTTAATAAAATAATCAGAATCAAAGATCATCAAGAGTTTTTGCACAAGCTACTGACCAACAAAGACAGCTTTATTCGTAAACGCATAATTGATCAGAACTTGGCCTATCTCAATCAACGATTGACTTATTATCTAGATAAGATTGGCCTTCCGCACACTGTGGAGTTTCAAAACGATCTTACCGTGATCATTACACAGTTGGGGCAGGATCTAGACTTTGACAATCTCAGTAGGGGTGAACGTAATAGACTTATATTAAGTTTGAGTTGGGCATTTCGTGATGTGTGGGAAAATCTATATCAGGCCATTAACCTATTATTCATTGACGAACTGGTAGATTCAGGTATGGATGCCAGCGGTGTTGAATCAAGCATTGCTGTGCTCAAGAAGATGACACGTGAACGCAACAAGAATGTTTTCCTAATTTCACATAGAGACGATCTAACCAGCCGTGTTAATCACGTGCTCAAAGTTATCAAGGAGAACGGATTTACAAGCTACAGCAACGATGTGGAGATTGTTGCTTGACTACAGAAGCACACGATAAAATGATTCAGGCCTTCCAGGAATATTTTAAATGGCAGGATCGGTTTGAATACAAAAATTCAGACGAAGCAGGCATCAAAGCAAGAAACGCACTATCAGAAATTAGAGATCAAGCCAGCATACGAAGAGTAGAAATACAAACAAAGAGAGAAGTACGCAAACAAGCCAGAAAAGGCATGGTAGGCAGGCCTCCTAAGATACATAAGGGATGACATGGTTGTATAAGAAAAAAATCGTTGAAGAAGTATCAGAAGAATATATCGGATTCGTATATCTTATTACCAATGTCGTCTCTGGACGCAAGTATATAGGCAAAAAACTAGCAAAATTCGCTAAAACAACATACAAAACAATCACACTTAAAAACGGCAAGAAGAAGAAAAAGAAAATTAGAGGCAAGATCGAAAGCGACTGGAAGGACTATTATGGTTCTAGCGATGCGCTAACAGCAGACATACAGGCACTAGGCAAAGATAACTTCACCAGAGAAATACTATTTTACTGCAAAAACAAATCAGAATGCAGCTACATCGAGGCAAGAGAACAATTCAAACACAAAGTTCTAGAATCCACTGACTGGTACAACGGTCACATACAGGTTCGAGTTCACGGCTCACACATCCTCAAAAAATCCAAAAAGTAATAGACACACACTACCGCAAGGTACTATTAGGCTCAATAAATTCAGGCAAAAGACTGCCAAATAAGCCCGCACCGGCGTTGTTAGTGTGCCCTTAAAGCTGGATCTCGGATCACAGTCAATGGAATTCCCTACTTGGCAGAGGGGTTGTACAGTAGTATCCTTAACAGGACCATGATCGGATATGCCTACGGAACCGGTTTACTGTACAAGAAAGTGTCAATCAAGGCTAAAAGAGGGTGAAGAACCCACGGCTGTAAATATGTTAGCGTATATTTGCAGACCCGCCGTCGTATTAAGACGCAGCTAAAGGTACCGGACGACCGCCTTAGTAATGCTGTAACGCTATGTGACATTGTGCAACTCAGATAATGTTCATTTTTAGCCCGTCAGGGCTAAGTGTGACTGAACAATCTAGATAATATTTAAAGTGCTTCGCACTTAGTGTAATCAATGTTAAGAGAAAGAAAATTCGTTGAGCGATAAGCGAAAACGAATATGAGCTTTAGCTCATAGATGTAATAAATAAACTATAATCTTTTAGGAAACTTTAAAATGAGAATCAATGACCTTTTAATCGAATCAACTAATCAGCTTGATGAAGGACCTAAATTTAATAAGTTTGGTCAAGCTATAGGTAATGTAGCAGGAATGGCTGCAAAAGGTATTGGTGCTGTTGCTGGAGGCATTGCTGGCCTAGGTGCTGCTGCTAAAAAAGGATTCCAAGCAGGAAAGTCACAGGTAGCTGCTACTGATGATGGCACTGCAACTGGCAAACCTATTGCAAAAAAAGCAGCAGGTGGAGGAACTTCTACTCAACCTAAAGGTTTTATAGCGGGTGTTAAAGCAGGACAAAATCAAGGATTATCAGCAATTAACGATCCAAATGTTATTGGCAGTTCATCTAGTGGTGCAGCAGCAGGCGCAGAAGATCCAGCAGCGGGAACAGCATCTGATACGGCAGCGACACCAGCTAAGCCGGCAGCAGGTACAGCACCTGCAACAACTCCTCCTAGTACCACAGATATCAACAAGGCTGGACCAAAAGGCACAGCCCAAGCAAAACCAATACAAGGTACTGTGGCCAAACAGGCAGCGGCTAAAACTGGAGCAGCACTTGCAGGTCAAGATCAAGCACAAGCCGGTCAAACAATGTATTCTCAGGTCAAGGCCAACATTGACAAGCTAGATAAAAAAGGCAAACAACGTATTCTACAACTGTTACAAAAATCAATGGCAGCACCAGCAGCAGGTGGAGCAGCACCAGCTAAGCCAACAGCGGGTGGAGCAATGGGGGCTATGGCAGGACAACTAGCCAAAGGCGGAGCAGCACCAAACACTATGGCCAACGCTCCTGTTAGTAAAACTAATACAGCAAAGCCTGGTAATCCAAATGCTGCTCCGGAAAAAGCAGCACCAGATGCAACTACCACAGCACCAGGCGGTGAAAAAGTTGTTGCAAATCCTGTAGCAACTGTTGGAACTAAACGTGCTGCTAACATTGGTCAGCAGACATTTGATACACAAACAGGTAAATCATTACCTGGACAGGCACTTAATAATGTTCGCAAAAAAGCAGAATACGGTTCAGGCGCATTGGGCGGAATAAGGAAAAAAATTAAAGCAGGTGCAGCACAACCAGAAATGGCTAGCAAAATAAACACTGGCAGTACTGTACTCGAAGGGTTTAGTCTTTTTAGAAAGAAATAAACAAAATAAAAGGACTCCTAGGAGTCCTTTTTGTTAGAAGAACGGTAGTTGTGTCTTCTTGGTAGTTTCTAGATTGTCTTTAATAATTTCGCCTATAATTTCTCTTTCATCCCAACTGAGATTCATGGCTTCGGCATAGCTCATACCACGCATATACCAGGCCATTTGAAAAGCTTCTTTTTTGATCTTCCGTACCTCTTTTTCCATCTTTTCGGCTTCTTGTAAGATCTCCGGTACGGAAAGTTTTAAGATCTTACTGCGAAAAAATTTGATTGATCCATTGTCACTGGCATCAGAAATTCTGTTTCACAACTGGTACACTTGACTTCTTGAGCAGGAATATCAATCTTGCTTTTTAATGCCTGTACATGGTCTGCAATGGCATTGAAAATTTCTTTAGGTGAATTGTGAATAAAGTTTTTTATTTCAGTTGCATCAGTTTCAATACCATCTGGAGTTTCTATCTGTGCTACGCATTGAGCAATTACATCAACAGTTAGTTGTGTGAGTTTGCTAAAACTCTTGCCAAACTTGTCTAATTTTTCTTCATCGCTGAGAGTTTCGTCGTTGATAACACCAAAAATGCGCTGTTGCTCTAGACTTTTTAAACTGGTCTGAGTCATTTCTAAATAGGTATAGGGTCTAACATAAACAGTTAATGGATCTACTGTAACCTTAGGATCAAATTGAAATTGATTTAATTTTTCCAACCAAGTGTTGAGATTGATTTCATAATCATTTACTGCTTCACAATTTGGGCAATTTGTACTAACTTCCATTTTTTCCCCGTAGGTTGCAATACGTACAGCTACCAATGCCGCATCAACATCAATGCTGGGCATCTTCCATGGGTCTTGAATTGCAGGAATACAACTGCGAAGAACTTCTACGGTGCTTTGTCCGTTTAACAATGCATCTGGAGTTTTGAACATCAGTTCATCTTTGGCGGTCATTGCATAGACAGCATAGTCTCCTGTGGTGCTTTTATCCAAAGCATCGTTAGCATAGTATTCACCCTTAGAAGGCAACCTAATATAGATTTTAGGTTGTCTATACCAATTAGACAACATGGTCTTCTTGGGCTGTTGGTTGTTTTCCATAGATTTGATCTCCAATAAATACTATTAACGGTATCTTATTTATATACGTAGTTTTTCCGGAAAAAATAAATGGCTCAAAAAGTAGAAATTGACATTCCTGGCATTGGTAAAATACTTGCCGAAAATGCCGCATCGGAACATACTTTAGAAGAATTGTTGAAAGTGATGCAAGGCATCCAGAAACAATTAAAATCTTCTCAAGGCCCAAATAACAAAGCACCGCCACCTGGCAAAGCACCTCCACCTGGCAAAGCACCACCTGCAGGAGCATCCGGAGGAATAACTCCTGGAGCATCTGCTGCCGCAAATAAAGCTCAAGGACAACAAACACAACAGATAGGAAAAAGCAGTAAGGGATTGACAGCATTGGGAATAGCCACAGGTGCGGCATCTACTGCATTTAGCAAAGTAACAACTGGAGCAGGTGTTGTAGCTGGTAGCTTTCTAAGTCTAACACAATCAGCATTTTCTGCCGCAGGCCAGCTGGCCAGTATGGGTAACAGTTTAACTTCTGCAGCCAGTTCGTTCAGTATGATACCTGTGGTAGGACCAATGCTTGCAGGTGTGTTTGGCGCAGTAGCAGCAGCAGCCGAAAAACAACTGGGATCTTATCAGCAATTGGCCAGCGTTGGTGCAACATTTGGCGGCAGTATGAATGCCATGACCAATGCTGCTTCCGGTGCAGGATTAACAGTGGATCAGTTTAGTAAGATAGTATCTAGTAACGGCCAGGCCATGGCTGAACTAGGCGGAACTACAGAAGCGGGAGCTAAACGATTTGCCGACCTTGGCAAGAAGATGAAGCAGAGTGGCCTAGGTGATGAACTGTTACGATTGGGATATTCCACTGAAGGTATCAACAAAGGAATGGCCGGTTACATAGCTACAATGGGATCTAGCGGCAGGCTACAAGGTGCTAGTAATACTCAACTGGCACAGGGTGCTGCCACCTACATGAAAGAACTAAATGGACTGTCCAAGATTACAGGACAAAATAGAGAGGACTTGGCCAAAGAAAGAGAGAGATTGGCCAAAGATGCACAGGTAGAAGCTGCTATGCAGCATCTGGATGAAAAGCAACGATCAGATATGTTGACTTACATACAGAGTTTCCCCAAAGCACAACAAAGCGCCATTAAAGATATGTTGGCCACTGGCACCATTACTTCTGAAGAAGGTGTAAAAATGGCAGCCATGTATCCCAAATTGGCCAGTCAGATGCAGGCACATGGTCGTACATTGCAGGCAGGAGGTCAAATCAGCAAAGAGTCTATGAATGCTACTAGGAACGCAGGTATCGAAGAAGCAAGAGAACGTAACAAGACTCTAAAAAGTGTTGGACAGTTTAATAAAGAAATGGGAGACACCTACAGTGGCGGTGCTGAGTTAGCAAGACAAAAGATTAATGGATTGTCCCAGGCCACAGATGAACAAGCTGAGACATTAAAAAAAGCCAATCAGGCAGAGGCGTTAGAAAAATCCAAACAAAAACTTGCAGAATTCAGTAATACATTTACCAACTTCTTGGCCAGCAGCGGTCTAATTGATGTGATGATGGGTGCAATGGGCACACTGGCAGAGGTAGTTAGTAGTGTGTTAATACCTGCAGCTAAACTGTTTACGGCTGTGCTTGGAGTTGCTGTAGACATTGTCAATAATTATGTAATGCCAGCATTTAGAATTCTGGCAGATTTTGTAACCACTGGTGTGGTTCCGATAATAGAAAAATTAGGCGGTATCATTGGATCTATGTTAAATCCTTTGTTGGAAAGCACAGGAGGAGTTCTTGGCCTATTTGAAAGTTCACTTTATGTAGTCAGTGATTTTATTGAAGACAATCTAGAACCTATATTGGCAGTGTTCTTGGGTGTGATGATTGGTCTTACTGCTGCCAAAGTTGTAGCTACCGTTGCAGCCTGGGCCTCAGCAGCGGCTGATACAGCAAAGACCCTTGCAG